GTGGTGGCGTTCGGTGTACCCCAAGAGATTCCTGTTAACCGCCCTTGAAATCAATAAATCGTAGTGTTTTGCGTAGTCCATAAATGAAAATACCCACTTAGTTTTCCAAGTGGGTATTATACCTTAAATCAGTCTAGTATTGCGAGTCCCAGACCACAATGCGCGCTTGGCTGGCCTGAGTTTGTACTAACCCGAAGCCCCCAAGATAATACCAAGCGATACCACGCGAACGGCCATAGTCCGTTGGAATCTTGCCGCGCATTTCCTCGGGCACCGCGATACCCTCGGCCACCGTGTCGGCGCCGAAGAAGAAGGCCCAGTTGGACTTGCCGTCGCCCCAGGTGCCCGTTGCGCCCTTGGCAATGTTGGTCTGCTCGATGAAGCGGGTGTTTTCGTAGCGCCCGATTTCACCGTTCATGATCATGCCAAAGCCTTCCGAGGTGTACTGGTGAATGGCTTCCAGGTCGTCCTTGAGGGCGCGGAAGGTGCTCGGGTGCGCCAGTGCGAAGTAATCATCCCCTTCATACGGCGGGATGTTTCGCTCCTTCATGGTGTCCACGATGGCCTTCACATGCAAATTCCCCAAGGCGATCTTGTTCGTGCCGGTGATGGTGCCGTTGGTGTAGAGCGTGATGGCGTCGGTCGAAGTGCCATCGACCGGAATGACGCGCAGCGGAGAGGCTTCGAACTGGGCGTGCGCCGCAATGTCGAAGGCCTTCTTGGCGTCGTTCTTCAGCACCTTGCTGATCACTTCCTTGACCGGCTGCTCGGACAGGTCGTCCAGCTTGCCAGTGTAGGGAACGGAGTTGCCCATCTCGGTGATGGTCATCGTGCCCTGCGTGATCGTGAAGTTGGTTTCGGGCATGACGGTGGTTTCGGTCAGCGTCGCGCCTTGCGTCGTAACGTCCGAAAAAACGTTCCAGTGGAAGGTGTCGCCCTTACCCTTGCCTTGAGTGGCCGCGTCCTTGACGTCGCAGAATTGACGGAATTTGCACAGCGGTTGCACCGCCATGCGCAAAGTTTTGGAAAGCCGATCGGAGGCCATGTAGCCGCCAACGGAATCAGTTACCCAGAGTTGTCCGGTAGTCATTTTGAATCTCCTAGAATGTGGTCAGATCACCGTATCCCCATGGTCTGCCCCAGTCGTTTCGCGGCCATCTCGGCGATTACCGATGATCTGCTGCTATCTTCCCGTGGTGTTCCAGCGGCTGCGGCGTGAGCCATCGGCATGGTGTCGATGGCCGCTTTTCGAGCCAGCTTCTGTTCGCGTGTCGCGCTTTCGTTCGGGGCATCCTGACGCCCTGGCTTCTTGCCCATCTTCTGATAGACCTCTGACGCTGCCTCCAGCAAAGCCTGGGCGCGGGGAATGCCCGCCTCTTCCTTGGCCTGTGTCTTGAGATAGGTCAGTTGATCCAGATCAGGATCGGCAATGATGTCCGGGTAGTCGGTACGCACCCGCTCAATGGCGGTCTTCACATCCATTCGCTGTTGCAGTTGTTCGGCCAGGCTGTTGATGTCGATCTGTTGCGCCTCGGGCGCCCTTGCGGGTTGTTCCCTGCGCTCCAAGACCTTCGCCAATGCCTCTGCCGCTGCCTCCTCATCGCCTTCAAAGACTTTCGAGAGGGCAGTTCTAACCGCGACCTTCAGTTCATCTGGCCCGGACTCAGTCTGGGTTACAGCGTGTTCCTGCTGCGGTTCAATACGGGTCTGGGCTTCCGCCTGTACCCTTGCTTCTTTCAGTAGCCTCGTCGCCTCTTCGAGACGGCGGTCGGCTGCGCTGCCTTTTTGATAGTTGCGCAACACTTCTTCCAGCGAAACGTCCTGCTCCTGGCCGTCGATCTTCACCCGGACAAACTTGTCCTTGGGATCTTCGATGGTCAGTTGCGCGGCAATTTGCTCGTCCGCTTCGCTGACAGCAGGTTCTTCCGCCACTGCAGGCTCGGCGGGTTCAGGGGCAATGCCCATATCCTCGTTGCGCTGCTGCGTGCGTTTCTCTGCAATCGCCTCCATCGCGATCTCTCGCGCTGATTTCGGCTGATCAACCGTTTCGTCAGCCGTCACATCCGATTGGGTAGCGTTGGCGTCTTGTTGGTTGGTTGTCATGTGCGTTATGCTCCTGTCAAGTTAATCTGTGCCGCGTTCGGTAAATTCGCGCTCGGCGTTGAATCCGGCCTGGACGGCATCCGCCAGCCAATAACCGATGGACTCCGCCCGATAAATGGCGTTCTGCAGTTCCCGGATCGTCTTCGCGTTCTCGGGGTCTGTTCGCTTCAAAGTCTCCACTGCTGCGGCGATGTCCTCTTCAGCGCGTCCAATCAGATAGCGCCCAAGCCGGGACTGGATGAAGGCTTCCACCTCCATGCCGAAGTCAATGGTCTCGTTTGTTGCCCGCAGTTCTTCGTTTTCGGTCGTCATAGTCGCTTACCCTACCCCACCCCCACCTGATTTCCGGCGCCGTCAAACGCCTGGGTCTCGATGCCAGTCAGTGCCCCGGTGCGATCCGGGAACATCGGGCTGGTGTTGTTCTGGTCGGGGATGACGCCTTCGTCCGCTTCCTGCTGCGCCACCTGCATGTCCGCCCCAGTGTCGAGAGCCGTCATGCCGGCCTCACTCATCGCCTGGGGCGTTGGGTAATTGGGATCGATCCCTACCGGATTGGGTGCGGTGTAGCCTGCGTTCTGCATGACCTTGTCGGCCACCGGAGCCACGGCGGGCACAGTGGCGATGACCTCCGCTGCCTGCATCGCTGCGTAGGCCGACTCCACACCGACCTTGACCTTGTTGGCGTCGGTCTGTTTGGCCTGGGCTTCGAGCAGCTTGACCTGCGCGGCCAGCAGCTCCGGCGGATGTTTGGCGCCAAGCTGTTGCTGCAGGTCTTGAATCTGCTGCTCCAGGCTGGCGATGCGTGGGTCTTTCTCGGTGCCGATGCTGCGGAAGAACTTACCGCCGTCCTTGTGGCCAAGCGCTCCGAAAACTTCCTTGATCACCTCGCTCGGGTCGATGCCGTACTTCTCCAACACCCCATCGGCCAGCGCCGTCTTGACGCCATTGACGCCGGTCAGCAAAGTATTGACCTTCTGCGTCGGGCTGGTGGCGCCCATGCCCACCGAGACAGACAGCGTCAGCTCTTGCATCAGCAACTCGTCGGTGACGGCATCCAGCCCCATGCGCTGAAACATCTCGGACTGTGCGCCGGCAATCGCCAGCACAATCTCGTCGGTCTCGTAGTGTTGCTCCAGCGCAACGAGCTGACGCAGCACCGGCTCGACCCAGGTCTCGACAAAGGTCTTGAGCTGATAGGCGCTCACCTGGCTGGCGTCACTGGACAACAGCTCCATGCCGCCCACGGTCTCGTTGAGCTTGCGGTTGCTGGCCACGCTGCTCGTCGAAAAGTTGCCGGCAACGTCATCAAAATCCATATTCAGGCGATCCTGCTCCTGATAGCTGGAGCCGGTGACGTCAGGCGTGCTGAGAATCTCAACGTCGGCACGCGGGTCTTGCATCAGGGTCACGCTGCCGGGCACGTTGCGGGTCAGGCTGCGAATATCGACTTGCCGGTTGCGTGCCACGAAATATCGCTTGTTCAGCACGAATTTGACGTTGTCGATGCGCAGGTTGGCGATCTCATTGACCTCGGCCTGCATGTCGCGGGTAATGCGCGGCACGCCACCCGGCCACAGTTTGTGCGCCTCAAGGATGCAGGAGCCGATGACGAATGGCCGCTGGCCCGTCGCATAGACGCGATCCAGCGGTACCGGGTCAGAGAGCAGGTGGTCGGTGCCGATGGTGTGATAGACCATATCCATGCCATCAACATCAACAATGTTCTTATGCACCCAGACAATGCTGTAGTCGTTGATGCCCGTCACCTGCTCGGTGCCGTCAGTGCGGTTCTCTTCGCGAGTAAGTCGGGTCGTGTCGTAGTTGCGGATGCCGGTCTTGAGGTCTTGATCGCTGATCTTGCGCCAGGGCTGCTGCTTGCCGGTCGCCACCATCTTGGCCTTGACATCCTTGACGTACATCGGGATCAGCCAGATCAGGTAGGGNGAGGTATTGACCGGGTCTNTCCAGTNGCTGTTCGGATCGAAACGGAAATTCTCGACCGGCAGCAGTTGGATGATCGGCCTGTCCTTGCCGCGTCGTTGGTCGTACTCCCACGCTTGGTAGCTCACCACCGTGCCCATGACCTGGGCGTCCTGATACGCGCCCATGCAGGTCTGGAACCAGTGGATTGACTTGGTCAGCCGGTACTGCAGCAGCGCTTTCATGATCTCGGCACTGGCCTGTTGCACCTCATCGCGCTCGTCCTGCGCCCGCACATCGACCACATCGGCGGTGCTGAAGAAAGCCTCGGCAGCAATGGCCTCGTTCTTGCGGATCACGCTGCGGGTCTTGGGGCGGTAGATGCGCGATCGCGTCTTGTAGGCGTCGCTGTTGTACTTGCTGTTCGGGGCGTGCCGGGACTGGAATTGCCGCAGGTCGCGCTCGATCTGGGGGCGTATATTGGCGTCGAAGAAGCTCGTGCTGCCGGTGTAGGCGTCGCGTGCCATCTGCAGCGCTCGCTTGTCATCGAGCAGATTGATGGCTTCGATGCTGCTCTCTATCAGGTCTGTCATCATTTGCTAATGTCTCCGATTGGCCGGCCAGCGAAATCGACAGCCATGGTGTCCAGGTGGTCAAAGTTGGCCTCGCCACGGGTGACGCGGTAGCGCTCCAGGATCTCGCCGCCTGCTTTCAGCGCACGCGCTTTGAAGTCGCTCATGCTGTAGGTGGCCGGCATCGACAGCCGATAGCCGTACTTGTCGGACAGCATGAGGTTGCGGATATCGACCATGCCGCCATTGATGGTGACCGCCCACAGGTGGCCTGGGTAGCTGGTGTTCAGTGTTTCAGCGGCTTCACGGGCGAAGATCAGGTCGTTGGCACTGATCGGGGCTTCGGTTGTTTGCATTAGCATGTCTTAATACTCCGGTTCGCAGTCGTCTTCGATGATTGACGCCTTCTGTGTGTCGGTCATAAACAGGTATTCACGCGGGCTGACGCTCATTTTGATTGGCTCTGGCAGCGCGTCGTAATCGTCCAGAATTACCGAATCTTCCCAGTGCTTACGCGGGGGTTTCGTATTTGCGACCATTTGAGAACTCATATCCAGGATCGTTGATCGGCAGCAGGTCATCGGCGGCAGCGATGCCCACCTCCTCAGACCATAGGCGCTGGCTGGCGGGCAGTACGATGGGCGCATCCTGCCCGGTTTTGGCTAAGTCGGTCATACAACGTCCTCATAACACTCGGGTTCTAGGTCGCGCTCGTCGATGATCAGTGCAGGGGTGGCCTCGATGTCGTAAATGCGGCTCACCGCATCGATGAAATCGTCGTGGGCGCCGAAGGGGAAGACCAGGTATTCCTCGATAAAATTCTTGTTCAGGCTGTAGAGGTTGCCGTTCTCGTCCTTGCGCTTGACCGGGCTGAAGATGCGGAACGACTGACCGCGCTGGCGCATCTCGGCCTGCTTCTTGGTCTCGCTCTGCACAACCGAGGACAGGAAGAAGCGCCCATTGCGGAAGTCAGGCTCCAGCCGCTGCACCCGGTCGCCCTTGCTGCCCCCACCTTCGCGTGGCCAGGCCAGCTCGGTCATGTCGAACAGGTCTTTGTCGCGTCGCATGGCCTCTTCAAAATACTCCAGGTCACTGGTCGAGCCGTAGCGCTCGTAACCGATGCGAACCACCTGCACCCCGGGCATATTGACCCAGGTCTTGCGCAGGCCTTTGATGGCCAGATAGCGCTCGGACAGGCTCATGCGATGGTGGTAGCCATCCAGCAACCATTTGTTGCCGGCATGATCCAGGCCAATAACCGCAATGGCGGTCTTGTCGCTGCCCTTCTTGCGGCTTGATGCCGGGTCGCACAGGATATAAACGTTCAGCGTTGCCGGGCGGACGTCCTGAAAGCGCAGCCAGTCCTTCTGGAATATGGCGTTGTTGCCGGCCGCCGGGTTCTGCAGCATCTGTGCCGCGAGTACGCTGGCGATCTGCATCTTCTTTTTCTCTGCCCATACTTCCTTGCTGAGAAAAACCGGGTTGCCGTCGCGGGTGCCATCATCTGTTGCGGCATAGATGCGCGGCTTTACGGCCCCCATCTCAAGCATTGTGTTGTAGCTGTCACCGTAGCTATATCGCGTTCCCACATGCCACGCACGTGCCTGGCCGTTTTCATTACGCGCGCCGAGGTTGTCGGACAGCGACCACGCTTCAGTTGTCTTGTTGACCATGTCCGGGCTGGTCACACTCTCCAGCGTCACAACGTCATCGTAAACACGCAGCATGAAGTGGGCGCCGGTCGGCTGGCCATCGACCAGGCCATGCCCTTCGACAGTTGCTTCCTTGGGATTTCCCTGGCGCTTGACGACTATCCCGCCATCTTCAGACCATCGCGGGCTTTCCTTCTTTGGGTCGGCCCACAAAATGTCTGGGTATAACGCTTTCAGCAAATCATTGCTTTCCAGCTCGTACTTAATCTGGCGAAGGAACTTGCGGGCCGATGGCTTGTTGAAGCTGAAGATGCCGATAGTGATTTCAGGATCGTTCAATATCTCCTGAATCACGCCCGCAAAAGTAATCACGGTTGATTTGTATCCCTCCCTGAACCATAGATCGAGGTATCCATCCGGGTCTTTCTCGACCTCCCGGCAACGTGCATACAGCCACGGATGGATTGCATCAACCCGCTTGCAGAGATGCGTCAGCAGAAAGTAGCGATCCAGTTTGCCGAGCATGGCGACGTCCGCCACCGGCCACTTGTCGGCGCTCTCATAAACATCAAGCGCCTCGTCGTAGCTCAGGTCGAGGATGTCGGCCTTGCATATCATCGCTTGGCCTTGGCTTTGGCGATCACGTCCGACAGGGTGCTTAGAGTCACCGTGCTATCGGTCTGGAACTTCTCCCCCGGCTTGTTGCCGAGGTTCAAATCCTGCTGGTCGCGCCAGCCGCAAACGTTCTTTGCCGTGAAGATTGCAAATGACCCGTGATAGGCGCCACCTAGTGCACCTTCCTGCAAAATGGCCTCTTGCAGTTTTTTCGCTGTTTTATAGGCGCGGAGAAAGTTAGGATGTACTAATATCCAATCTTCTAATGTACTGTCATCAACACCTATGCTATCGGCAAACCGCGTCATGGTCGGAAAAACGTTGCAGACGTTCTGCGTCTGTCCGTTTGGCAAAGTTACTTCTCGGTATGCGGGTCGCTGGAAATACTCCACGATCTGTTCGCAATACTCGGGGCGATACTTTGTCGGCCGCCCAAACACATAGCCCTCGGGCTTTGGCGTTGGCGCCGATGGTTTTTTTGGCTTTGCCCGCTTTTTAGTGCTGGCGGTCTTGGCGGTTGGGGTGGCT